TCGTATTGCTCTCGAACCTATAGAATAATATTCGTCGCCTGTAGTTCCGTATGCATCAGCGCCGCCATTTCCATTTCTCCAGTTAGTCATTCCTCCAGCACCTAATAAATGAGAGCCTGCTAACATACCGCCAACTGTCTCTAAATTATCACTAGATCTAATTCCACCTTTATTTTGTAAATATTTGTAATTAAGATTTGTGTATTTGAGCATTGCAGTTTCTTGTTCAGTAGTATTTGACAAAAAGTCGTTAAGATTATTTACGCCGCCAACTCCAGTCCAATTAGCTGGATTTCTAAGTGACGAATTATTATTACTTGCGTCAGCCCTAATATATCCTAAATCTTTAAGTGCCATTGTACCCATTTGATATTTTCCTACAAATCCTATACTATTAATTGCCGAATAATTATTATTACTTTCACGCTGTCCTACTGCTCCTAGGTATGCTGCGGTTTGTTCTTGTGTAAGTCCGGCAATAGTGCCTTGTAGCTGATCAGTACTTAATGGTAATCCTATATTTGGAGCAATATTTGGAAGTGCTTCGATACCAGCTGCCTTAGCAAGTGCAGGATCTATTTGTCCTATGTCATATCCGATAGACGGAGCAAAAGTGTTTCCGCCGCTACTTAATGCAGGAGGAGTATTAGACGCTGCGCCGGAACCTTTAGCAAAAGTATCAGGAGTTAAAGGAGCAAAAGTATTACCAGCAAGCCTGCCAGGTTTTTCTCTATCAGTTTCTTTAGTTTTAAACACTAACGGGTTCATATTTTCATGATGTGGCCAAGGTTCGTGTTGCGGTGCTCTTGCAAGAATACTAGGATAATATGTAGGAACTTCGCTTCCTGGTAACATATAAGGTAATTGTATAGTTGTTAAGTGTATAACTTCAGTTGCATCTAATGGAGGTTCAGCATCAACAGCAGGTAGTGCTGCAAGTCCTACAGACGGATCGCCTCCTGCACGAGCTGAATTACTAAGATTGCTATTCCAGTGAATTTGTCCTGCATCTCCTGCAATAACGCCTGCACCTTGTATATTAACATTAGAACCCGAACTATGATAAGAACTTTGTCCTGCAATTACATGATGTGTAGTGCCTGCTTCTTGATGTATTGTAGTTGCAGATATAATTGTAGTATCATCAGCTGATTGAGTTCTAATATTAGCATCTGATATTAGATGAACTTCACCTGTAATTTTTTCTCGTCTGTATCCTTCTACAATTCCTTCTACATTTCCTTTTGCATAATATCTAATATCACCATCTTCGCCATCTTCGCCGCCGATAGATCTTATACTTAAACTTGCATTTTGTATATGATGTATTCCTATTGCAATGTCATGTATATTAGTATCGCTTTTTCTATACCAACTTTGCCCGCTAGTTTCGTGTGTTTTTTCATCTGATCTTTGATATCTGCTTTTATTAGTATGGAAGTGATAATTTTCTTTTACTAAAACTTTCATTTCGCTATCAACAGTTGTATCACTCAAATTATGAACTGTTAATTTATAATCATTTCCGACATCTATATTAGTATTCCATGCACTTTCGACTTGTATTCTTCCAGCTTCATTTTCGTTAACATCATATTGATCGCCACCACTATATCTTGCTGTGGCTTTCATATTGATGTTTCGACCTGCTTCCATATTAATATCACGCTCTGCTGTAATATTTAAATCGGCCCCAGTCATAATACTAATACTATCATCGGCATGAATATCTATTTTACCATCACTTGTTAATTCTATCCAAGCAGTTCCTCTACTATTACCTATATAAATTAAATCTTCTGCATTATGCAGTAATATTTGATGTCCTGTTCTTGTCCTTAATCTAATATGCTCATTATGAGGTATAGTAGCATCGCCTTGTATATCACCGGCTTCAACGTTTGCATATATAGGCGGACCATCTTCTGCATGGGTCTTTCGTATATACTTGTCGTCTCCATCATCAAATACTAAACTAGATCCGCCTAGTCTATTAAAAAACTGTTCTGCTTTTGTTTTTTGATTTCCGTATTGATGTTTAGGAGCGCCATTTCTTTTATCTAAAGGACCTGGAGTATTCATTCCAAATACCATACTAGGAACTTCTCTTCTAGCACTAGAAGTAGTAGTACCTCTTATTTCATCATCTAATAATCCTTGATTTTCTAAAACTTGTGTAAAATCTTTATTATAAGGTTTATTAAATTTAGTAGGATCTTTACCTTCGCCGGTTTCGACTTTTTTGTTATATTCTGCGGTAGGTAGTTTTTTACCTTGTAATGGTCCTGGAGTATCTGGTCTAGTAAATTTAGTACTAGGACTATAACCAGGTAATTGATAATTCATAAAGTTATCTTGAATACATCCAATCCAGTATCCATAAGCACTATTATCTTCAGCAAAAATAACAAGTACTTTTGTTCCTACATCAGGTGGAACTGCCCATAGTCCATAACTTTTTTGTGAATATTCGTAACCTTCATTTGCTTGTGTTCCTGCTTCTGGCGTTACACCATAAAATGGACTAAGATATCTTACAGTAAACACTTGTCCAGTTCTTGCAGGGTTGTTGCCGCTTGTATCATGTCGTAGTAACTCAACTTCTAGTGTGCCCATATATGAAGGATCTAAATGGTTAACAACTAATGCCTCATAAGGACCGCCTGATGATGGTTTAACTGAATTAAATTTTGTTCTACTATATGTATTACCTATACTCATTATGTACCTGCTTCATTTATATAACCTGCGGCTCTTGCATAAGCCTTTTCGTTTGGTGACAATTTAGATAGAGCGGCGCCGCCACCAATATCATCATTAAATGATTTTAATTTTTCAACTGATCTAACATCGTTATCAGACCACGTATTTTTTTCTTGCATCGGAGACAGAGGATGTGTTGAATGATATACTATACCATCTAACCTATCTGCACCTCGATAATCTGTATTCACATACCATCCTTTTTTCTTATTGTATCCTGAATTAGATTTATTAATTCCTGCGGCATAAAGTGCTGGATCTACTTGTCCTGCGTCATATCCGATAGACGGAGTTTTACCGATCACTCCAGTGGAATCAACAGGTGCTCCTTGTAAAACATTTCCTGCACTACCTGTTGCATTAGCTTGTGTTTGAGCAGATGCGCCGCCTTTAATGTTAACAGTGCCTCCTCCTTGTCTAGGTCCTGATCCGCCTGCAGAGCCTGCAGGGCCGTCGCCTAACATATTAAAGACTTTTTGTCCTTTGTTAAAATCGTATCTATCAGTTAATGGAGACTTAGGTATCCACGGACGTCCGCTGATAGACGATGCTTGTGTTGCATCGGCTTGAGCTGGTGTAAAATTTGTAACATTTGAATTACCAATACTGTTAGCAATATCTGAACTAGAAGCTCCATCGGTAATGTTTTTTATATTTCCAAGTACACTAGTATCAATTTTTGATCCTAAACTATTAACAGCTGAACCTAAATTTCCGATAGGATTATTTACAATATTTGCTATATTAGGCACAATTGCCTGTACACTATTTGCTGCGCTTTGTGCTAATGTTAATGCTGCAACTGGGCCGCCGGCAAGTGCTCGAGCTTGTTGCGAAACAGAATTATAAAACCCCTGTGCTTGTGCAATGTTGCCTCGAACAAGTGCAGGCACATTTTGTATAGAAGTTACTGCATTAGAAATATTTCTTACAGGTTTTAATGTAGTTGAAAAACTACTAATTGATCTTGTTATATTTCTAGGTATATTAATTGCCATATTAGCCTCCCATAATCCCTTTTAGCCATTGAGGAGCGCCGGCGTTACTTGCTGAAGAAGTTCCCCATGACGGAACATCATATCCTTTCATTCCAGGAAGTAATGTATTATCATCTGCTATATCAACATGGAATGTATTATTGCCCATATATCCATTTCCGGCTCCTATACCTGTTGCTCCGGCGCTTTCGGCGGCCCGTATAAAGGTTTGTATAATAGACAGATCATCTGAATTAGTAGTTGAAAGTGGACTAGATCTACCAGGAACTTTTAGTTGTACATCAACCGCATATCCGTCATCGTGTCTATGACTGCCAGTTCTTCTTGTTGATGTTTGGCCGCCACTAGTTATTAATAAATTAACGCCGGCAGTTCTTGCTGCACTTTGTATTATAGAATTTAAGCTAGGTTGAATTGTTTGATTTCTAATTTTTCCACTGAATCCTGAAACATATTCAACTTCTCCTGTACCTGTTCCTGTAGTGGATCCAGTTGGTACTATGGGAGGACCTGCTCCTCCAAAAGGCTCAAGTTCTGCGGTTGCAGATGTTGCAGCAAGGGCGCCTGCTTGACCGGCAGCTAATGCAGATCCGGCAGCGCCGTATCCTGTTGCATAAGGGTTAGTGCCAACTGGGCCGCCCGCTCCGCTAAACGAATTATTATCACCTTCAGAAAGATCAACTTCTTGGCTGAGTACAATATTTTCAGTTTCTCCAGTAGGATTATCGTTTTGTCCACGTCTTCTTAGTATCTGTAAATCTTGTATAAATTGTCCGTCACTAAATTTATTATTTACTCCTAGAACTTTATAAAGTCCGCTGAATTGTTTTACTAATTTACTAAATTGCATAGTGCCATCTTGATTGTAATCAAAAGGAATTTTAAAATTTACAATAATAAACACTTCTGAATTTTGATAATCTATTGTTCCGTCTGTAGTTACAAATGGTGCTGCTGGAGGAGCATTATAATTTCCCATTCCACTTGTTGGAATAAAATACGGATCTCCCCATATTTTTAAATTACCTTGTATTAAATCAACATTACTATTCATTAAAGAATTATGAAATGATTGTGCTATACCAACTTTAGTCGAAAACGATTCAGAATTTCTTCTACCGCCTTTAGCGGTATATCCTTTAACATTAGTTTCTTGCAAAGTATTATTAGATTCTCTAGGACTACCTTTTGAGCCAAACCCTTGAGCTTCTCTAGCTATTTGTGTATTATCTTGCTTTCCGGGATTTACTGTTTCAATAGATGCGCCTGCTCTACGTTCGCCACCTAATTGATTAAGGTCTGCATTTAAATTTTGAAAAAATGCAAAATTATATTCAATATCAAAATCAAGTACATCTTCATTTTCACCTGTATAAAGATAGTTGTATGTTTTTTGCGCCATACCTGCTAAAGATTGAGAATTTGATGGTCTCCTGTCTGGACCTAAAAATATCGCTTCGTCGACATAATAAGGTAATACTGCATATACATAAACTTTTGGATCTGTTCCTAGTTTTTGCTCAGATGACTGATTTGGTTCAAGAAAAGTAAATGTTTCTATTCTAAACCATTCCTTTTTTCCGTTAACTGCTGGTTTTTCAGCAAGTTCTCTACCATATTGACTGTTAGTAATTACGTCACTAATTATACTAACAATATCGTCGCCGTTAGTATATTGTATTTTTCTTAAGAAATCGCTCATTTGCATAGATTCGTCATTTCTTGAAAATATTAAAAGTTTATCAGGATCCATTGCAGCGTCAGCTTCGGCTATTGGTCGATCACCTTCTTCAAATACATCTTCAACAATTACTTTTTTGCCGATGTCGTTAATTTCTAATTGTGCATATGCTTTAAGTCCATCAAAAACTGAAGAACTACTTGTAGGATCACTTAAAGTTATACCTGCTGCATTAGCAAGGCCGGGGTCTACTTGTCCTGCACCATAACCAACATAATCTCTATTTCCACTATCTACTGCTCTAACAACACCTTGCTTATCATTAGGAAAACAAATAATATATTTGTGATGTTGTTCTACAACACCTTGTTCTTCTTGAGTTTTTAATCTCTGATTAATAATCTCTGTTAATGATCTATCTTTTTCGTTTTGTAAAATATCTGCAATTGTTCTACCTTCTATAGTTGTATCTTGTTTTAAAGTTACATTTTCATCAAAAGTAGCTTGTTCATTAAATGGTACAGCTTCAACCTCGTAAACGCATCCTTCGCCTGTTACTGAAAAATTCATATTAGTAAATCGAAAAGGAATAAATTTTGGCGGTGAACCGAGATTTGTTGCATCATTTCCCGAATCGTCCCAGCCTGCAAATTTTACTTCTAGACAATAACATGCTTCGTTATATGTTGTGTACTTATTTTGTTCAGCTGCTATAGCAATTGTTTCAATAAATTGTCCCATACTATACGGTTCTGTTACTACAAATCTAATAACAGTTCCTGTAACTGGTCCTGTGATATTATTAGGTGTTAACACAGTTTCAATTTCTAAATCGTCAATAAAATATTCAGCATGTGCTCCATATGTATCTTCAGTTGCAGTTGTAACTCTTCCAGCTGTGCCGCCGCCGCTCTGTACAATAATATTAGATAGTCCTCTATTTCTGTATGTACTAGAAGGCGTGTTAACTTCGTTTTTAGATAAACAACCTAACGCAATATGATAGTTATACGATGCATAGTCTCTTAACGGATTTGGTAACTTACTTTTTGTAATAGAAGATGTTGACCCTATTCCTGTTGTTCCTAATAACGATGAAATTGTGCCGCTGCCAAACGCTCCAAAGTTTAATCCAAAATTTGAAAAATCATTAAGAACGTTTTCTAACTGATTTAAATTATTACGTATTTGAGGAACTCCAGGAATTAAATTTCCTACCGGACTATTAATAACAGTATTAAATGCACCTGCAACATTTCCAGATTTAATATCTGATATAGCACTTGAAACATCTGATATAGAAGAGACAATATTGTTTACGCCATTTGGCAAAATAGAAATTGCATTTGAAAATTGATTAAAATCACTTAGAACAGGAATTCTCGAATTAAATGCTTGATTTGTATTTTGAATACCTGCTGAATTTAAGGAAAATGCTTTATTATTAAATGTTTGTCCTATGCTACTCGAAGTGTTTACTAATCTTGTAATGTTGTTTACATTTGCAGACAAAGAATTATTAAAATTATTCGCAGTTGCAACAAGTTTTGAAGCATTACTAAATGAACTTATAAGATTAGTAAAAAGTGACATTTATATTCCTAAGTATTTTTGTAAATTATTTTTCTTTGGCAAATAAATTTGTGTACCTGCAACAAAATCATATATAGGATCTTTTAGTATATCTAGATTACGTTGAGCAAATACCCACCATAAATCTTTAGAACCGTATAAATCAAAAGATAATAAATCAGGTCTATGAGTATAAGCAGAAATTATAGTGTATAATACATCGTCTACTTCTGCAGGAACTGAACGTATTTTTAAAATATCTAAATACCCTGTTGTTGTAATTTGAGTATCGGCATATGGGCTAAAAGGTGAAACTGACATTAAATAAATCCTTCTCCTGTAGAAGCATAGCCGCCATTTGCAAAAGTATTCAAACTAAATTTACTCTGTGCTCTTCTACTGTATTGTGGCATACATGTAACTGTCATTGTAGTCTGTGTTGGAACATAATTAGTTTGACCCATAAAGTTTACCGGAATATAATCTACATCTGATGGTAAATCCATTGTAAATCCTTGTATTAAAACTGGGATATTACTTAAAACATGTGGACCATATCCATTTAATCTACATAGCAGCGGCGGATTGCCTTTTGGAGAACTTTCTCCATAAAACATTTTTGTCATTGTCCTTAGATAGTGTACAACTGAAAGATAGTACACTCCGTCTGTAGCATATTCATTATAATATTCTCCAATAATAGTAATTGCATCTACTTGACTATTTTGATATGCATTATAAGGATAGTTTGTATGTATAGGTTGAATTTGTGAATAGTTAGCACTATTACCAAAAAGTATACTAGGTGTAAAAGGAAAAACAACTTCATTATTAGTTTGTGAAAAGCTAGATAAAGTAGGTGCATCTCTAATTGTATTAGGCACACTTAATCTTACTCTCCAAGATGCAGCATTAGAATTTTGTCCGCCTGCGCCCGAAGCTGCATTTCTAGTTGATGCAGCATCAGGGTCTTGCCAACCTCCGCCACCAGATGTACTAGTAAATATAGCCGAAACACCTTGTCTAAGAAGAGTATTTGCGCCTGCGCCAACACCTTGTGAAAGATTTTGTAACATTCTATTTTGAGAAGCTAATCTTGTAGGATCTAAAGAAAGTTGACCTTGATTTCGGTATCCTATGTCATTATTTCTGTTTGTTGCTATTTGAGCTGTGCTTCTAACTTCGGCTCCTAATTGGTTAAATACTGTTTGTGCAGCATTTTGCCCAATTGATGCCAATTGATTAAATGCATTTAGAATAGACATATTTATTCTCCTTTGATAATGTATTTAGTTGACAAAATTAACTATGTATATTATTATAATAGTAAGCGATGGAGAAATCATGAGAAAACAAAATTATCTTAATAACAAAGACATATTAAAAGAAATACACAAGTCAAAGAATACGTTCAATAGTTTTACTGATCCGAGTTATGGTCTTTATGATATTATTTTACCAAGTGTAGATAAAATTAATATAAGAACTATAGCCGAAGCAAAGCGAAATAAAGCAAAAAGGTTATCTACTGAAGACTATAATAGAAGAAAAGAAGCTGGACAAAAGGTTAAGCAAGCAGAATGCGAAGTTGATTATAAAAAAATTACAAAAGAAGAATTGATCTTCCGTGTAATGACATTTGATCACATTCCAGAAGAGCCAGGACGTAAAAAGAATCCAAAGACAGTAGCTGACACAAAAACTAAACTAAACTTTCCGCCTTTTCACCACTATAAATTTGATGCTAACGGAGAATTACAGTTAGTTGGAAAAAGTCACTGGGTCGGAGGCATGGGAAACGGACACTTTTCAAAAGATCACGGCGGAGCAACTAACAAACTTGCAATGATGTGGATGAAACTTGTTGACCGTTATGCTACCCGTGGTAATGTACGTGGATATACTTACAATGACGAGATGAAAGGGCAAGCAATACTGCAACTTTCGCAAATTGGTTTGCAGTTTGACGAATCAAAGTCAAATAATCCATTTGCATATTATACAGCAGCAGTTACTAACAGTTTTGTACGTGTTATCAACTTAGAAAAGCGTAATCAGAACATTAGAGACGATATTTTAGAAATGAATGACTTAAATCCGAGTTATACAAGACTCCACGAAGGTGAGTGGGAAGCTGCTGTGAAGCGTAATGAAGAAGCAACAATGACTGCATATTCTAACACAAAAAAGTGATTGACAAGTGTTAAAAAATAGCTTATAATTAAACAAAATATGGAGAATTATAAACTTGTTCAAAAAAGCAGCGATCTTTACCGATATTCATTTTGGCTTGAAAAGTAATTCAAAGCTTCACAATCAAGATTGTGAAGACTTTGTAGACTGGTTCATAAAAACTGCTAAAGAAAATGATTGTGAAACTTGTATCTTTTGCGGAGACTGGAATCATAATCGAAATAGCCTTAATCTTACAACTATGGATGCAGGATTACGAGCATTAGAAAAATTAGGTGCAGCGTTTGACAACTTCTACATGTTTGCTGGCAACCATGACTTGTACTATAAAGACAAACGTGATGTAAAATCAACTGAGTTTGCAAAACACATTCCAGGTGTTACTGTTATCGAAGAAATAACTATAGTAGATGACGTAGCATTAGTTCCGTGGTTAGTAGGCGACGAATGGAAGAAAATAAAAAACATAAATTCAAAATATTTGTTTGGACATTTTGAACTACCTAGTTTTTATATGAATGCAATGGTACAGATGCCAGATCACGGAGAACTTAAAAGCGAACATTTTAAGAATCAAGAATATGTATTCTCAGGACACTTTCACAAGCGTCAAAGACAAGGCAAAATTCATTACATCGGTAATGCATTTCCACACAACTATGCAGATGCATGGGATGACGAACGTGGTATGATGATACTTGATCGTGAAAATGACGCTGAACCAGAGTACATCAACTGGTCTAATTGTCCAAAATATCGTACAATTAAATTAAGTCAGTTAATTGACGAAAAAGACACTCTTATTAAACCAAATATGTACTTAAGAGTTACATTAGATCTTCCTCTTTCATTTGAAGAAGCAAGTTTTATTAAAGAAACTTTTATTAGAGACTTTGGATGTAGAGAAATTACATTAATTCCACAAAAACAAATTGATGAAATTTCTACAGATTTAGATATTACTCAATTTGAAAGTGTAGATCAAATTGTTAGCAACGAGATTTCTTCATTAGATACTGAAAACTATAGCAAAGCAATGCTATTAGAAATTTATAACGGATTAGAGCATTAATATGATTAAGATTAAAGATCTTACAGTAAAAAACTTTATGAGTGTAGGTAATCAAACTCAAGCAGTTGATTTTGATAAAGAGCAGCTGACTCTTGTACTAGGAGAGAATCTAGATCAAGGAGGCGACGATAGTGGATCACGCAACGGTACTGGTAAAACTACTATTATTAATGCACTAAGTTATGCATTGTACGGTACTGCATTAACAAATATTAAACGTAATAACTTAATTAATAAAACTAATAGTAAAGGAATGTTAGTTACACTACATTTCGAAAAGGACGGACTCGATTATAGAATTGAGAGAGGTAGATCGCCTAATATTTTAAAGTTTTTTATTAATGGACAGGAACAAGAATTAATCGACGAGTCACAGGGCGACAGTCGAAAAACACAAGAAACAATTAATGACTTACTTAATATGAGTCATGATATGTTTAAACATATTGTTGCATTAAACACATACAGTGAGCCGTTTTTATCAATGAGAGCAAACGATCAACGTGCTATTATTGAACAATTACTCGGTATTACAATTTTAACTGAAAAGGCAGACAGTCTTAAAGATGAAATTAAAAGTAGTAAAGACGAAATTACTCAAGAGACATTAAAAATTAATGCTATTGAATCGTCTAACGAAAAAATACAAACTACTATTGACAAATTGCAAAAAAATCTTCGTGCTTGGAATGCTAAAAAGAAACAAGACATAGAAAAATTACAAAGAGCCATTGCTGAATTAGAACATTTAGATATCGATTCTGAACTTGATAATCATGAAAAATTATCAAACTGGACTGAACATAATAATGCTATTTTGGCTCTTAATAAAGAAAAAAGTACATTAGAGAACGCACTATTACGTGCAACGTCTTCTGTAGAAAAGGCAGAAAAAGACATCGCAAATTTAGACGATGCAACTTGTTATACATGCGGTCAAGAACTGCATAATGACAAAAAAGAAGAAATTTTGTTAACAAAAAATAAAGAACTTAACGATACAATGGCATATCAAACAGAAATTGCTGGAAAACTTGAAGAGGCAATGAAGGCACTTAGCGACATCGGTGACATTAACGGTAAGCCTACTACTTTTTACGAATCTGCAAAAGAAGCATATGAGCATAGAAATAACGTTGATAATTTAAAATCAGCATTATCAAATAAAGAAACTGAAGAAGATCCTTATAATGCACAAATTGAAGAACTAACAAATACAGCATTACAAGAAATTGACTGGAATGTTATTAATCAATTAACAGAATATAAAGAACACCAAGAATTCTTGTTAAAGTTGTTGACTAACAAAGATAGTTTTATCCGCAAGAAGATTATTGATCAAAATCTAGCATACCTAAACAACAGACTTACATACTATCTTGATAAATTAGGATTGCCGCATCAAGTACTGTTCCAGAACGATTTAAATGTTGAAATTACACAACTAGGACAGGACTTAGACTTTGATAACTTGAGTAGAGGTGAACGCAATAGACTTATCTTAGGATTAAGTTTTGCATTCCGTGATGTTTGGGAAAGCCTGTATCAAAATATCAACTTGTTGTTTATTGATGAATTGATAGATAGTGGTATGGATAGTGCCGGAGTTGAAAATTCACTAAGCGTATTGAAGAAGATGTCGAGAGAACGTCAGAAAAATATCTATTTGATCTCGCACAAGGACGAACTTGTTGGTAGAGTTAATAATGTACTTAAAGTTATAAAAGAAAACGGTTTTACTAATTACGAAAACGATATTGAGATAGTAGAATGAAAAAAGATATACACGATGAATTAGTACAAGCATACTTAGATTATTTTACCATTAACGAAGAATGGAGCCGACGACCTTCAGTACGGCGGTACTATGCGATAAGAAAACAAATAAAGAAAATTATGATTTTAGGCAAAGAAAGACACACAGAAGTAAGGCAAGAATATTTAGATAGTAAAGAAAAATATCGAAATCCAAATAACAGTAGGCAACAGAAAAAAATTCATAAGTAAAGTATGAGTTGGACATATAAAGGTAAAGAAATATCCGAAATACCAGATGAGTACGAAGGATTTGTTTATCTTATTACCAACTTAACTAACAATCAAAAATACATAGGCAAAAAACTAGCAAAGTTTAAAACTACTAAGCCACCACTTAAAGGCAGAAAGAATAAACGTAGAGGCTACAAAGAAAGCGACTGGAAAACTTATTGGGGATCCAGTGATAGACTAAACGCAGACGTAGCAGCACTAGGCGAAGATAAGTTTACAAGAGAAATATTATACCTATGTAAAGGTAGGGGCGAAATGTCCTACATAGAGGCAAGAGAACAGTTTGATAGGCGAGTACTTGAAACAGATGAATACTATAATGGTATTATTAATGTTAGAGTAGGCGGATCAGACAAACTCAAACAGGCATTGTTAGAACAACATCTCCAGGCAAAGCATTCCAACACCTAAGGTTGGCGGGCCAGTTTATAATACCGCTGTGGAAAAAGCTCTCGTATAGAAGCACACGTAACATATTGATCGACTACCCAGAGGTAGGAAGCCACCAAACAAATTGGGCTCACTGGTTGATATAGATTGTTTTGTTGGCAGTCGAAAAACACAAACACAGTACATAAAAACTCTTTAGCAATAGG